CCGGCCAGACGATCACCGTTAATGGCAAGGTATTCCCGTTGGGCGTTGCTGTATGTCCGGTGCTTAAAGGCCCTGCCTTTGCCGACATGGATCTGACGGGTGGCTCATGCAAGAACCCCGGTCCCGGTAAAGTCTGGAGCTTGTTTCAGCCCCGCAACAGCTTTCCGCAAGCGCCGACTTGGGCTGATACCCCGGCGGCGTTCCGCAAGTTCACGACAACGACTGCGGCTGGTGGTGGCATGAGCAACATGTTCAGCTTCCCATGCACTGTGCGACCCAAGAAGGTCAACGGAGCCAAGCTGTCTGATTGCTATGGGCCTCTCAATGAAAGCCCGTGGGATGCTGATACAGTGGCGGTTGGGACTGAGATAATGACCCAAGCACCGGCTGGTGCGGCTGATCCTGTTGGTGGGCCTACGCCGTGAACTGGGGCGACATACTTAAAGCGATTATCCCTGTAGTTGTCGCGTCAATTGCGTGGCTGCTGGGCGAAGTGAACGGCATGGGCATCCGCATGACCAAAATAGAAGGTCAACTGCCTGTTTTGATTACGCCTCAAGGCATCCCGGCAGACAGCCCAATCTCGGCTGAAGCGCGGCACAAAATGAGAGAAGAAATGTTCATGCAGATGAACGACTTGAACGTCCGTCTGAGGCTGTTGGAAGAGCGGCAGAAGCAACTTAAATAGGCCGACGCGCTGGATGATGGACTACGCCGTTGTGTGGTCTGACCGGTTGAAATGCGGATAAAAAAGGGGGTGAGCCTAAGCCCACCCCCGAGAGGTTATGCGTATTCCAAGACCGGCTTTGCGACCCTCACCACCTCGTGGGTTGCTTTATCATAGTAAGCGCTGACCTTCCTTGCGATTCTCTTGAGGGGCTTTTCTTCATCCTCAATCGACTCACCGTTAACGACTGTCCAGGCTTTAGGCTGATCCTTGTAGGTCGGAAACACGCCTTCGTCGGTAGCATGCCAACCATCGCAGTCGGTCACATCGTAGATGTAGATGTTGAGACCCTCGGGAAATGAGAACAAGTGGCCCCAGTCTCTCGGGGCTTGCTTCTCAACCCCCGCGACAGCCTTGAGGATGTCGCTGTCTCGGCACCAAGTTGAGCCGCAGCCGATTGGGGCGAACGCGAGGTAGCTCTTCACCTTGGCTTGTGCCATGATGCTGTATTCCTTCTTCACAATGTCAAAGACCCCGGCGCGTCAACGCCGGGAGTCGCTCACTTCATGTGCGCGACAAAAGAAGTATAGCAGGTGGGGTCTGTGCTTTTTGGCGTTTTGCGGAAAGTGCGTCAAACACTTCACGCCCGCTTAAACAACTTTTCAGTTTTTGCGATTTGACTTGAGGCGTTTCGGGCCTAAATGATAGGCAAAATGCGGCTTTTCAAAATGTTGAGTCAATGAAATTGGGCTTAACTTTTTTTTAAAAGGTAGTTTTACGGAAAATAGCAAAAGCAAAAAAACTCAATAGACTTCGTCTTCCTTATCAATAAATTCCTGCACCTTGCCTATGTGCTGGGTATTGATGATCATTGGGCCTTTGTATTTCCAATCATGTTCGCCGTTGCGATGGATGATATGGTAAAACTGGCGCACAACGATAAAGCTATCTTCATTTAGCGCGTCACACATTGCTTCAACCGTATCAACTGGGTAGTCCCCAATGATCTGTTGAACCAGATTGTTTTTGAAGCTTGGCATGTTCAAAGTGAAGACGTACCTCAATGCTATCTCCTGACCTATACAAGTCTAATCATTGTTTTGATTAGACAATTTACACGTTTAAAAAAAACCTGACAACAGGCTTTACAGCCTCCCAACGCCTGTGGCATGGTTTGTGTTCTTCATATGAATAGCATGAGATTGCAATGAAAAAGCGTAATTGGAAAAAGCAGCTTAATGTCAATGAACGCAAGGAGTTGGCAAGGCTTGATAAAAGCCTGTCCGACTTAGCAATTAAAACGCTAATCCTGCGAAATCTTAGATCCAAAATCCAAAACAGAGCCTCGGTGCGAGCCGGGAAAGCGTAATTCTCCGTCCTTTCCCCGGCGGGGCGGTGTCTTATTTAGCCGGGTAATCTCAAGCAAATAGGAGTTTGCTTTGAAGAACAGCGTCAGTCTGGCGCAGCTTCAAGAGTTGGGATCGACGAAGGTTTCTAACCTTCCAATTGACCAACTTGCGATGCTGCTTGAGGAGATGACAGAGCTAAAAGCTAAGTGCAGGCTTTACGACAATTTACTGCACTCAGCCCTCGTTGATCGGTTCACTAAACTCGCTGCTGAAGCCCGTGCCAAAGATGGCAAGGATACAGGCCGAGTTCGATTGGACATAGACGAGCATATTGTCATTGCCGACCTGCCCAAAGATGTTGAGTGGGATCAGACAAAAATCTTCAGTGCGATTGAAACAATCCGAAGCTGGAACGAGCCGGTTGAGGATTATGTAAGCATTAAGTACTCGGTGTCTGAGACCAAATACAACGCTTGGCCCGAAACCATCCGCAACCTGTTCGCCGCTTCGCGCACAGTCGGAACGGGCAAGCCTACGTTCAAAATTGAAAGGGCAGATAAATGAAAACTATTACTTTAGCTAACATCCGATCTGGGATGTCTGTGGCACCTCCGTTGTGCATGATCTATGGCTCTCATGGGGTGGGAAAGACATCTTTTGCAGCATCAGCACCTAATCCGATCTTCCTGCAAACGGAAGACGGCTTGGGCATGATTGATGCTCCAACGTTTGGAACTCTGAAAACGTATGACGAGGTTATGCAAGCTATCGGTTCTTTGTACACGGAAGATAACGAGTACAAGACCGTAGTATTGGACTCAGCCGATCATCTTGAGCCGATCATCTGGGCACAAGCTTGCAAGGACAACAATTGGGCTAACATTGAAACGCCGGGATATGGCCGTGGATATGTTTCTGCTCTTGATCTTTGGCGCACACTAATCGACGGGCTTCGTGCTTTGCGTGATGAACGTTCAATGTGCGTACTGGTCATCGCGCATGCAAAAATTGAGCGTTTTGAAAGCCCCGAAACAGAGGCATACGACCGCTACTCTCCAAAAATGCACAAAGGGGCATCTGCGCTTCTACAAGAAGCAATGGATGCTGTTCTCTTTGCCAACTACCGGGTCAGCACTGTTAAATCTGACGCTGGATTTGGAAAGAAAACAACCCGTGCGGTGGGTGGTGGTGATCGTGTTCTTTACACCGAAGAGCGTCCTGCATACCTCGCTAAACAGCGTTACAACCTGCCAACGTCGATCCCAATGACATGGAACGACTTTGCTGCTGGCGTACCGTATTTCAACAAACAGACCGGAAAGAAGGTTTAATACAATGACCAAACTTGGATTTTCATTTGACGCAATGTCCATCGAACCCAGCAAGGGCTTTGAAGTCCTCCCGCCGGGTGATTATCGCGTGATGATTACAAACAGCGAAATGCGCGATACCGCCAGCGGTGCTGGTAAATACTTGTGGTTAGATATGATGATTGTCGATGGACAATATCAGGGTCAGCATTTGTTTGACCTTCTGAACCTAGTGAACCCTAACGAAGTTGCGGTTCGCATTGCTTACGAATCCTTGTCTGCCATCTGCCGCGCTGTCGGTGTTTTGAATACCGATGATGCGTCAGATCTCTATAACCGCAGCATGATAGCGGTTGTGAAGGTGAAGCCTGCTGGTCCCGATAAGACTGGCACACATCGTGAAGCCAAGAACGAAGTGAAGGCATATAAGGCGGTGCCAGAGGCTGGCGGCAATACCGCCCGTCCGTCCGCCAATACTGCGGTACCCGTCAAAGCCGCAGCGTCAGCGCCCTGGAAGCGTTGATGTAAGTTGGGGCCGGTAGTTCATCCCTGCTATCGGCCCCTCTTTTTTTTAGGTGCGGAAATGACAAAGCTTCCTAATTTTATTTTAGATGACCCTACGCTCCTTGCGGCAGACCGCGCTCTAGAAGTGCGTGAAAACGCCAACCCCCAGCGCACCTATCTTGGTATGTCTGCGATTGGCAATTCTTGTTCGCGTAAGCTTTGGTATGAAGTGCATGACCCGCTACCGGAAGAATTTAACTCAGCAACGTTGAAGCGATTTGCTGACGGGCATCGTTCTGAAGATTTAATGGCTGAACGCATCCGCCTTGTGAAAGGTTTGGAATTGCATACGGTTGATCCGAATACAGGCCATCAATTCGCGCACTCAGATTACGAAGGAAAGTTTAAGGGGCATATGGACGGCGTTGTCTTAGGCTTGATACAAGCGCCAAACACATGGCACGTTTGGGAAGGCAAATGCGTTAACGAAACAAAGTTTGCAAAGTTTAAGAAGCTGAAGTCTGAGCGCGGAGAAAAACAGGCTCTTAAAGAGTGGGATGAAGTTTATTACGCGCAGGCCCAGTGCTACATGGGGTATTCTGAATTGGGCCGTCACTGGCTTACGGTCTGTACCCCTGGCGGTAGGGATTGGGATGCTGTCCGCACTGATTTCAACAAAGAAGATTTCAACGCACTAAAGGATAAAGCCAAACGCATCTTTGAAGCGCGCGCGCCTCTTGCTCGCGTGTCCAATGATCCTAATTGGTTTGTCTGCAAGTGGTGCAAGTATCAGGTTAAATGTCATGGAGCTTAGGCCCTATCAAAGAGACGCGGTTGACGCGCTCTACAAATACTTTTCCAATAACGATGGTAACCCTCTGATCGTGATGCCAACTGGCACAGGCAAGAGCATCGTCATTGCAAGCTTCTTAAGAGAGGCAATATTTAGCTGGCCCGATACCCGCGTTATCGTCCTGACTCACGTTAAAGAACTAATCCAGCAGAACTTCAATGCTTTGATTTCAGCTTGGAACGATGCACCAGCAGGTATATGCAGCGCAGGTCTAGGAAGCCGGGACCTGCAATCGCAGATCATCTTTGCTGGCATCCAGTCGATCTATAAACGCGCTTACGAAGTGCAGAAGTGCGAGCTGGTGCTAATTGATGAAGCGCACCTCCTAAACAAGTCCGCCTCTGGCATGTACCGCAAATTCCTTTTCGATCTTAAAGCCATAAATCCCCAGTTAAAGATCGTCGGTTTTACCGCCACACCATACCGCCTAGACCAGGGGATGCTGACAGAGGGCGATGATGCGCTGTTCACGGATGTTGCTTACGACACGCCGTTGCTGAAGATGATAGATGAAGGCTATTTGGTTCCTTTGATTCCAAAACAGACTGAGACAAAACTAGATATATCCAACGTACACATAAGAGGTGGTGAGTTTATCCAATCTGAGTTGGAGGACGCGGTTGACCTCGAGCCTATAAACCGCAGCGCCGTTGACGAGATTATGAGGGAGGGAGCAAGTCGCGGATCATGGCTAGTGTTCTGTTCCGGTGTACGTCACGCTGAACACATCAGAGACATTATTCGTGAGAAAGATATCACCTGTGATCTTGTGTGCGGCGACACTCCCCCAGCGGCGAGAGATCGCATCTTGCAAGACTTCAAAATGGGTCGCGTCCGTTGCGTTACAAACATGAACGTGTTGACCGTGGGCTTCGATGCTCCAGGTATTGATTTGATTGCCATGCTTCGTCCTACAAAAAGTTTAAATCTTTATGTCCAGATGTTGGGTCGCGGCACTCGCCTTGCAACAGGCAAGGAAGATTGCCTTGTTCTAGATTTCGCTGGCAACACCAAACGCCTTGGGCCTGTGGACATGGTTCACACCCGCGTCAAAAAACCAGGTCAACCGGGAGAAGGACAAGCTCCGGTCAAGACATGCCCTGAGTGCCAAATGATTTGCTTTGCTGGTGTAACGGTCTGTAGAAATTGCGGGTACGAGTTTCCTCCGCCAAAAGTTGAGCTTGAGACTAAAGCATCTACAAGCGCGCTTCTGTCATCTCAGATGCAGATGGAGTGGCTCAAAGTTTCTAATGTCATGTACACGCTGCATGAAAAACCGGGTAAGCCTAAGTCTCTATTGGTTACGTATCAAACGGGTTTGTCGCGGCATAGAGAGTGGATTTGCTTAGAGCATGTAGGATACCCAAGAGAGAAGGCTTGCACATGGTGGTCTAAGAGAAGCCATAGCATTGTGCCAAATAACGTTAACGAGGCGCTTGCCCAAGCTAAAGACTTACGCAAGCCGACCGAGATTATGGTGAAGCCTTCTGGTCAATACACAGACATCATTGGTTATAAATTCCAATGATGATTGATTACATAACGATTGATATTGAAAGCGCAGAATATGCGGGGCATTACGCTGGGCAGTATCTTGAAAAGATTGGCAAGACAGACATGGCAACTCTCACCAGGGATGAGTGGATAAATTTCCTGCTTGTCGTAGTTGGCAAGTACAGAAATTTTGAAAATAGGTTTGAATTATGATTGTACATAACACCAACGCTGACGGGGCATCCATGTCCATTACGATTACACTTGGAACATCTGCTAGAGAATTTCGCTGGGCAGATCGCCGCGAAATAGATTTTGATGGTATAGCCAAACTGCTTACGACCACTACTGTCGGCAACAAAGAAGGCGCTTGCTACACGCCAGCGATTTTTGATGGCTATGCACGGCGCATGGATAAGACCATGCGTATTGATATCGCCGTCCTTGATGCAGACTGTGGTCATAATCTGAAAGAACTAGAAGCCGCCGTCCGCAAGAAGGGATGGGTGGCTATCATCCATAGTACGCATAGCCACATGAGTAGCGTATCGGTCATCGCGGCCTCGCCATACGAGAAATGGCAAGCCGAGAACCCGACTGACACGGTAGAAACATACCTGTTGCAGAAGAAAGGCTTCCTCCCCCGCGTCGTGAAGGGTGCGAGGATCACGGATGAAGTGCGCGACGGTAATGCTCGTAACCTTGTTGTGGAGCATCAGCCCTGCCCCAAGTTCCGCGTTGTGGTCCCGCTAGAGAAGCCGTGGGTTGCCGCAGAGTTTGAAAGCCAGAACGCAGCCAACACTCGCTGGCGTGAACGTATCGGAGCATTGGCATTTGCGCTTGATATGCACCACGACCAAAGCTGCGTGGATACCAGCCGCTTGTTCTACTTTCCGCGCATCAAGAGCCAGGATTCCATATTTGAATTTGTAGTGATCCGCGAAGGCACTGCATGTCCGCTGTTTGAATTGCCTGATGCTGCCATTGAAGCACCGCTTTTTAACGCACCTGCACAGCCTCGGTTGCAGGAAGTCAAAGCAGAGCATGTCTCTGCCGTCTCAGACGATGGCGAGTTTGTAGACCTGACGATGTGGGCCGCACAGTACGCAACCCGGTTTCAGATTGTAGATGCTTTGCGCGATAAAGCTCCCGGCATATTCACGCCGCGTAGAAACGGTGTGAAGGCTCACATCATCTGTCCCAACAGCGGCGATCACGTTACCAGTGGCGAAGAACAAAGCGGAACCTACGCCGTCAATGCCGCCGATCTTCCCCGGGCCAACCTGCCGTCGATCACCAGCGGATTTGTAATCCATTGCATGCACGCCGGGTGTTCGCATCACGACAGGTTAGATCATCTTAGAGTGATGCTGGCAGAGGGCACTTTGGAGGTGTCTGATTTAACTGATGATCGGTTTCTAATCCGCGAAGATCAGGTTGATGTATCAGATATGGTCAGCAATTTATTGGGCGGCATACCAAAGATAAAACAGATCGAATACAAGGCCGTCGAGAAGATCAGCAACATACCCCCGCACCTGTATGCAAACCTTCCTCCGATAATGAAAGACATGCACGACTTCATTTGCGGCACAGCAGTTAAACCGCAACCTGCTCTTGCTCTAGCTTCTGTGCTTACGTTCTTCGGTGCTGCTATTGGTCGCAAAGCTGAACTGCAAGAGTATGGAGTCCGTGCAAATATCTATGCTCTCGCTGTCGCGCACTCTGGTGCGGGAAAGGAAAGATTACTTTCCGCACCAAAACAAGTTGCCACCGCAGCAGGTCTATTTGAGAAAATTATAGGCGTGGAGGAAGTGGCATCAGATGCAGGTATCGTCACCGCCGTACATAAGCAGCCTAATCAAGTAATGCTGCTCGATGAAGTAAGCTTCCTGATCGGCGCGACAAACAACGTAAAAGCAGGTGTACATCTCACCAACGTTACAAGCACCCTGCTCAAATTATATTCATCATCAGCCACCCGGTTTAAAGGCAAGTCATACGCCGACGCGGAACAGATCAGGACAGTTGATGAGCCGTGCGTTTGTGTCCTGGGATGCAGCACCCCAGCGGGATTGTTTTCAGCCCTGGGATCAAAAGATGTAACCAACGGTTTGCTATCCCGATTTGTTCTGTTTGATGCTGGCGATCACGATCCCCTGGGCGGTACACCCGCCAAGTTGCCTGTGCCTGATAGCCTGATAACGTGGCTTCAAGCTTGGGATCAGCGAGATCTAAATACTAACGCAATGCAACTCGTGGGAGGGGTCCAAAAGATCATGCCTGAGTTGGTCGCAATGACCCCAGAGGCGTTGACCGTAGCGGCTGATTTTGAAGTAGAAATGCACGGGGCAAAGGTCAAGGCGCGGGAGCGTGGAACAGATGCGCTGTACGTCCGGGCGCGGGAAAATGCTCTTAAATTTGCCCTGGTCTACGCTTGTAGCGTCCCGGCCTACGTTGGGGAGGACGGGAAGCCGAAGATCGACCCCTCGGCCCTGTGCGTCACCGGGGACGTTATGAGATGGGCTTGTGAGCTATCCAGGGTGACGATCAACGCGATGGAAACCGGGGCGAGGGACGAGATCTCGGATAGCCCGTTCGAGCATAAGTTAAAAGCTATTAGGAAGCTCGTGGAGCGCACGGGCGGTCGGGGGGCTACCGAGTACGAGATTAAACGGCAACGCCCT